TATTGTTAGTAACAGCATCGCAGTTGAATCGTTCAGCTGTTGAAGAAATTGAATTTGACCATAGTCATATTGCTGGTGGTATCTCTAAGATTAATACAGCAGATAACGTGTTTGGTATCTTTACAAGCCGTGCTATGAAAGAACGTGGGCGTTATCAAATTCAGTGTATGAAGTCACGTAGCTCTACAGGTGTAGGACAAAAGATTGACTTAGAGTACAACATTGAAACTATGCGTATTACTGATCCAGGACCAGAAGCACAACAGGACTTTATTACTCAAGGTGGTCCTCCACGTGTTGCCAACAATATTATGAATCAGATTAAAACTACAACTACAGTAGCACCATGGGAAAGCAAGGCAAAAGACGGGTTTGACGTAGAAAAAGACGCAGGCCCACCTCCGAGTGCTACAGTAGACAGTAGCAAACTAAAGAGTATGCTGGCCGGACTAAAAGCCAAATCAGAATAACTCCACATAAATATAACTAAATTGGAGTAGATCTTGCAAAAACGTACTCGTAGTATATTAGACGAGCTTGATAGCTTATTAGTACACAAAGACCGCGAAAACCTCGTGGAAAGTCGTGCTAATAACGTAATTTCAAGTGCTATTAATCTAATGAATTACATTAAAGAAAACTACGACCCTGCTGTAGCAGATGAGCTTGAACGTCGTTTATTAAACAGTATTCGCTCGCAAGACCCCAATAAATTCATACGCGGAGTCCGCAAGTTGCGAGGAAATAATGAAGATTAATGATATTTTAGTTCTTGACGAAAGTCAATTGGATGAGTACGGTAATGCACCAAACGACAGCACAGATCCAAGAGTTGCTGGTGGTGTGCCAAACGCAGTAGGTAATTTAAAAGCACGTCGTTTAGCACGTAACGCACCAGCTAAACCTGCACAAGATACACAAGCACCCGGCGCTGATCAGCAGGCCAACACAACACAAACTAACCCAACAAATACACAGAGTAATGGCCAAGCAGGTACTACAGGTCAAACTGGAGGTACTCCTGGCTCTACAGCACAAACCGGAGGTACTCCTGGTACTCCTGGCACAAAAGGGAATCCATTTGCACAAGGTTTCTTTGGTGGATTAGGTTGGGATCGCACAGCTAAAGCATTTGCTGGTACTCCCGGCACTCCTGGTACTCCTGGCGCCACAGCACAAACTGGCGGAACTACCGGTGCCGGCACTACAGCACAAACTGGTGCTGGTAAAGAACAACCAGCTGCTGGTCAGCCATCTGCACAAGATGCTACAGCCGGTCAGGGTCAACAGCAACAGGCCGGTAGTCAACAGGCCGCGGTAGATGCTAACAAAGATCCACAGTACAAAATTTTTAAAGATCCTGCTGCGTTTAAAGCAGAGTGGGACAAATATGTAACTGCACATACAAAACCAGATAGCCCATATCAATTAATTTCTGATCCAGAAATGTTAACAGCGTTAAAAGATATGTGGATGAGATCCGGCGGTCTTAAAGTCGAGAGCAAGCAAAGTAAAAAAGCTCAACGCTTGATTGAACAACGTATCATGAAAGATCCAATCTACGAAAGTTTTAGTCGTATTGGTCGCATGATTACAGAAGCAGAATTAACACAAGATCAAATTAAACAAATTTTCCAGTCAGTGGCTGATGGTGCTGCCGCAGGTGGTAATGTACAAAATGCAGGTGATGAACCTGTAAGCAACCGTACCTTAGTTGGTAAAGGTGGCGATGTAGCTAAGAAAGTTGCACAAGCCTGGGACGATGTTAAAACTAAGATTAGTCAATCAGCACCAGTTGCTGGATTTGACCAAGCAGTTGACTCTATTCAAGGCAAACTATTAAATGCCGCCGGCGGTGAATCTGGTGCTGTTGGGCAAGCACTTGCTAAGTATCGTGAGTTTGGTAAACAACATCCAATCTTCCAGGGTGCTATCTATGCTGGCTTAATTGCATTAGCAGGTATCAGTGGTGCTGGTCTTGGCGGTGCTGCATTGTTGGCCGGTATTAAGACATTTGACAGATTACTACAGGGCGACAAAGCAAGCTCTGCATTGTGGAAAGGCTTCAAGACTGGCGCTCTTGCTTATGGTGCAAGTCACTTATTGAATCAACCACAAACAACACAGACTACAACTACAACTGATACAGGACAAGTTAATATTGGTCCTGTGAATCCTGATCTCAACAATGCCATAGACAACGGCGTTGTTACACCACCGGGTGTAGATGCTACCACTATTGATCCGACTAATCCCGATGCATGGATTGACGGAACACAAGCCAATGGCACAGATCTAATTCCATACACAGTACAACAAGGTGAAACACTAAGCCAGATTGCACAGAGCAATGGTATTAGTGTCAAGGATATCATGGATAATAATCCAATGATTACCAACCCAAATAACTTGCCAACTGGTATTGAATTACATCTTCCGCAAAATGTAGAAAATTATAACGTATACGACCAAGGTGTTGGTACAGCAGCAGATACAGCCGCAAAGGTTGGTACCGGACAATATGCTCCAACCTGGGGCAACACAGGCACCAAGCCAACAGTAAACTCGTCATACATTCCAGTTGGAACAATGATCAGCGAATATGTTGACTACGAAGCAACTATGCGTATGCGTTTACTTGCTGAAAGTCGTGGAATGTCACAAAAAGGTTGCTACTTAACAGCATCAGGTGTTAAGGCAATCTTCGAAGGTGTTGTTGCCGAAGGCCCATGGGACGCTATTAAGAGCGGGGTTGGCAAAGTAGCTGGCGGAGTTGAGAAATTTGGCCAAGGCATTGCTAATGCGGCTAAAAAAGGCTGGGACTCTGCTGCCAACAAGATCACATACGATAAGTTAGATCTTAACTGGCGTAAGAACTACAAAGAGTTTGATCCAACTGGTGGACAAGGTCCAGTTGACAGCGAACAGGTTAAAGCATTCTTACGTAAGCAAGGTGTTACCGACGTGCTGATTAATAAAGTATTTGGCGACTTAGGTTTAGACGCACCAGCACAATCTGCACAGCCTGCTCAAGAACCAGCACAACCACAAGGCTTTGGTGGCGGAGCAGAATTTACAGCATTGTTTAAAAAGTTTAATGATGCTGGCGGCAACTTAGCGCCACAGGTACGTGGTGTGTTAAAAGATATTTTATTAACAGCTATGCGTACAGTTGAAAGTATTCAACGTCAACGTATGTATAAACCTCCTGTATTGTCTGAAGTTAAGACAGACTTCAGTGCTGCATTGTTAAAGTCGTTGAGATAAAATGAAATTATATGAAGGCGGAGATGAAGCTAAAGGATTAGGCGGTAACGTATTTAAAGACGCTGCCGGTAATCCTTTAACCCGTCGTATCAACCGATTAGATGTTCCCTCTACTACTAAATTTTTAGAACAAATTACCGGCCTTGACCTAATGAACAATATGGTCGGCTCAACTGGCCAAAAAGAAACATCTGGCGACTTAGACTACGCCATCGATGCTACCATTATCAGTAAAGACGCACTACAAGGTGTGTTATATCAATACTGCCTATCCAAAGGTGTCCCAGAAAACGAAATCATGAATCAAGGTCGCAAGTACAAAGGCGGCTATATTGATAAGACTGGCATCGAAGTACATTTCCGCACTCCTATTAACGGTGATCCAAAGAATGGCTATGTACAAAGTGACTTTAACTTCGTAGACAAAATGGCCTGGACTAAATTTATGCTATCTGCTATGCCACCTGATAGTCAGTTCAAAGGAGTTGATCGTGCTGTGTTGTTTAACAGTATCGGTAAAGTATTAGGAGTAAAGGTTACAGTTAATAGTGGCGTACATGACAGACTAAGCAATGAATTAGTTACCGACGATCCGGCTATGATGGCCAAGATGTTTGTACCCAATGGCACAATAAAAGATATGGCCAGCGTAGAAAGTATCGTTAATGCACTACGCAATGATACACAACGTGATGCTAAATTAAAAGATTTTACTGACTATCTAACTAAATCAGGACGTCAGCTACCTAAATTAGAATCCAGTGTACATCCAACAGAGTGGTTTAAACACTTAAACGATAAATTAAAATGATTTTATTAGAATTTGTACAATATCTAACAGAAGGTGCTCGTACACCACATCCAGAGGATTTTATCTTCAGTGGTAGTAAAGCGGCCTTGGATGCTATCACAGGTATGGTAGGTGCTGTACAAAAGCCTGAAACTGTAAGCATCAAATGGGACGGAAGTCCTGCTATTATATTTGGTCGACGTACAGCCGACGGTAAGTTTACAATGAACTATAAAGAGTACATCGGCGAAGCCGGTGGCCAAGTTACAAGTGCAGAAGAGCTACTACAGTTTTACGCCAAGAACGGCAAGAACATGGAAGTAGGACAAAAATTAGCCAAGGTGTTTAATGCGGTGGGCAGTATATGTCCTCCAAACTTCAAGGGATTTGTACAGGGCGATTTGATGTGGACCGATAAACCATTGATACCAGTAGACGGTAAGTTTATTTTTAAACCTAATCCTCATGGTGTTACTTATAATGTTGCTACCAATACACCAATTGGCGAAGAAATTGCAGGTCGTCCGGTGGGTATTGCTGTACACAGTTATGGCAATGAAGTTGAAAAGTCTAAAGAGTCTCCATTAGTAGGTCGTCAAAGTTTACAGGGCTTGGGCGGTCTATCTGGAACCAACGAATATATTACCGTATTTACAGGCAACATGGGTACTAAGTTTAATATGAAAGAACCCACTACATTAAAAAATAATGCTAAACGTGCGGTTAACGAATTTAGTGCCGCAGGCGGCGATGCTTTTTTATCCAGCTTAACACAGGCATCCAAGGATAGGCTACAGCAGTATTACAATAGAAAAGCCACCGGACAACCTGTAGACGGCACATGGTTACAGACTAAACTGACTAAACCACAGTTTGAAATAGTCAATGCTGAAGAAAATAAACCCGTTTTAGTAGCATTAGACAAAGTCTACAGCACAATTAGTCTATTAAAATTAGCTATATTAGATCAACTTGAGCCCCAAGTTAAGGGTGTAGAGCAGTTTGTGGGCGATGTTCCTAAAGGCGAAGGATTTAACATAGACACCCCAAGTGGCTTTATAAAGCTGGTAAATCGTGGGGTTTTTAGTACTGCAAATTTTGCAGGAAGAGCACAATAATTTTTATTTTGTATAAATAAATGCATGTAGTCCTTTAAGGGCTCATTATATTAAGGAGAATTAAAAATGGCAACATTTACAAGAGTTAACGGCGACGCAGCCGGTGTAGTACAAGTTGATGCAGGTCGTGCATTTGCTAACGGCGCAATCATCAATACAGGTATCGCAGCACCTTTGTCAGTTCTAAAGATTGTTACTCCAACAGGTAACTTGGCAGCAGAATTAAACACAGGCGGTGCAGTTGAGTCTATCCTACGTGTTATCGAAGGTAATGCTTCAGTATTAGCATACCAAGTTGACAGCACACCACAAATCAGCGTTCTATTAGAGCGTAGTGGTTGGGTTAGCGACGCAGCTGTTGCAGCAGCTATTACAGCAGCTTCTACATCAAGCAACATCGGTGGTTACGGTAACGTTTGGGTAGCTGGTGG